CTAATACTACAGATGCTATGTAAGTTCCAATCTGTGCGTGTATATAAGCAGCCAATTCACTAAAATAAAAAGTTTGACCAAATGTCCAATTAGCAATATCAAAATAAGCATTCATTGTAGAAAGTGTTAAATTTCTTAATTGGTTATTACTAGCATTAGTATTTGCCGCAGGAATAATTTTAATTATAGCGCGAAGTGCTTGGTCTGCTTTGTTACCAAATAAAGGAACAAATTGAACACTATTAAGAATCATATTGTCACTGATCATTTTATAATTTTGTAATCCCGCATACTGTGTTGTTAACTCTTCAATGGTTGGCGGTAATGGGTTTGTTACTGTATTTGTAGTATCTTGTATCCAAGCAGTATAAGCTGTATAATATTCCAATGTTACAATATACAAATCAATAATATTTGTACTACCTGGATCAATTAAATTAGTAAGAGCGCTATTGTGCCTGTATTGGAAATATAAATTTTGTCTACCAACCTGTGCTATCCAACCTGTAACAGCAGTTAACACTCTGGAATCCTGTAAAGTCAAAGTCAATTGATAAAAAATATTTTCTTGATAAGCATAGAATATTTGTCCGGTTACATATTGCTGTTTTACCGCTTCAATAGAATTTAGTGTTGGGTATATTCCAACAACAACACCTTCTGGTTGAAGCAAATATCTTTGTAAATTGTCAAAATCAGTAGTAAGTTGGAAATATACATAAGGTTGTGGTGTCACAGTACTATTGGGAGATACTCCTACTATTTCTTGGAAAAAATCTGGATCAGTTGGGATACCATTATTATTATAATCTTGATATCCAACTAATACTTGATAGTCATCTACTAATCCATCACTTAATACTGGTTGTCCAATAATTTTTAGTTTAATATCTGACAGCAACGGAGAATTGTTATAAGGTTGACTGTTTGTTTTTAATACTTTTATGTAGTCATTGATAACTGTACCACTACGGCTATCATATATTGCTTGATTAGTTTCAAAGAAAAAACGAACTTCTATAACACTACCAAAATAATAGTCAAGACTGCGAGATGATATTGTATACTGACTTCCATCATACGTGGCTTGTATCAACCAACTGGCATCAAGATTAGCACCTGATGTATTACCTGCGTATGTTTGACTCCAAGTAGAATTAATGCTTAAATTAGAAGCGGTAATTACATACCAAGTATAAGGAGTTCCAGTAATATTACCAGTTGGATCATATCCCAAACCAAAGTTAGCATTTAATACTATTTGATTTAGAATAGTTTGCTGGATAGTTGTACTAAAAGTGTTTACAAACAAAGGAATAACTTCAACAGCTATCGCTTCTGTAGGAACGTAAGTGTTTAATACTATAGGACCAACTCCACTAGTTAAATTTCCTAATCCTTGATTTGTACCATCTCCAACAATAGCTGTTGGACTAGCCCAAATAATTAAATGGTCTTCATCTTTAATAGGAACACCTAGTTGTAATTCATTGTTAACATCAAAATAATATCCAGTAGGAGGAACAAATTTTATTAAACAATTTTCTACAATAAATCTAGCATTATTACTGGCAGCTATTCCTACTGGAACAGGTTGCCCATTACTATTCATAAAATAACCTGTTGTTTCATTTACAATAGTGGTACTTTCTTGCCAAATATAATTGATAGCGGCTAAATTTACTCTGGGGAAATAAGAGTAATAAAATTGTTTTAGTGTTTCTGTAACTAAAATAGGTTGTATTTGATTAATAATAAGATTATTAATTTCGTTTGTAGTTTGCCAAGTGAATGTAAAGGCTGGCAAAGTATTTGTATACCACAAAGCTCCGTCACTTCCAAACACATTAGTAGATGAGTACTTTCCAGTTGGATCTACTAAGTCCAAATAACGACTTGTGCCAATTGAACTGCGATTTAATGCTGAACTTTTAATAATAGAGTTATAAGTTGTAAACGGAAAATTAGTGTAGTCTTCGCCATTAACCATGCGATTTTGTGTATAGTATCTAGCAGGAGCACGTTCTTTAATTTGTTGTATAGTTTCACGAGGAGCTGCATTAGTTACAGGATTTGTAAGTCCACAAGTAAAAGTAATAGTTTCTATTCCACCAGTGCGACTAACATAAGAAATAGGAATTTGTATAGACTGCATTTCTTCGGGATTAATTATATACTGTAATCCGTTAGAAGCACGAACATAAGTTCTAAATTGACCTACAGGAATAGCTGAAAATACGTTATCGCCAAATACTAAAGTAATTTGATCATTTGTTCGACTAGTTACAGAAAATACAGTGCGTAAATTTGGTGTCATTTGTTCAACGGCTGCGGCATAAACTGAGGGAACCATAGACCATTCTTGAGTTATAGTGCCAACATTATCCAACTGATATAACCAAATATCTGTATTATTAATTCCTTCTATGTTGATATTAACTGTACGATTAGCTACTTGATCTACTAAATTAAAATCCTGATTTTGTAATGTACCTTGTTTAAAGTAAAAGAAAAATCCGGTATTTGAACTCTGATATCCTAATTGATCATTTCTAAACAGTATGTTAAATATTCCATTAGGCAAAGGTGGCGGTTCATAAATGTAAGTTTCGCCCAAAGAAGTTGCGTTTACAACTTCAAATGGCATGTTGATGCTGTTAATAGTAGCATTATAAGGTATAACTGGCAAGTATCCCGGAACTAAATTGATTGAATACTCTTGTGTATCTACTCCCAATATTACTTGGTCGTTTCCAGGTGTGCCTACTTTTTGTGTATTAATTAAAGACGCATTAATAATTGAAGTAAACTGTTCTAACCAATCAAAATTACTAGGATCTGCCCAATTTACTGTAACATTGGCTAAATTAACTCCGTTGTAATCAGTAACGTTTTCAGTTGTAGTTACTGAAAAAACTTTTAAGTAGCCCGAAGATTCAGTATTACGTTGAGGTGTATAAGAAACTAAATTTGCTAATTTAATTACAGAATCACGACGTTCTGCTGTGTCAAGATAATTTTCACGTGTGTTTAAATCTGTACGAAAAGCTAATGCTTGACCCATAAAAGCAATAACATCAAGCAGTGCTATAAATTCTGATGATTCAATATAATCATTAAATGTTTCTGGGTAATATTGACGCAAATAATCTATAAAACTTTTACGTAATGTTTCAAAATCATAGCTTTGAAAATCACCTTCGCTATAAGTTTGATAGATTCTTTTCCAATCTTCAACCCCGAATAATACAGTTTGTCTTGTAGTGGTAGCCATTCTTTTTCCAGTGTTACAGTATTTATGACTAAAATAATGTACGTAGTTTTAGATTACACGTAACTGGCTGTACGTTGTGTTTGATTAAAAAATATAGATAAACGTAGTGCGTCTGTTGTGGCCACTGTTTGTAACGTTAATTCAATTAACATACCATTTTCTTGTGGGTAAGTTGTAATATTGTTGATAAAAATCCTAGGATCTCCGCCGGCAACACGTTGTATTTCGTTATAAATGTATTGCTGTGTTTCGGAAATTTGATTTTCAAACATATAATCCCAAAGTAAAGTTCCGTATCCGGGTCTACCCACTAATTCACCCTGTCTAATATTAAAAGCATTTAGTAAATCAATTTTAATTAAGTCAAGATCAACAGCAGTAAACTGTTTATTTTGTCCTATAGTATTAAATCCAATGAAAGTTGCCATAATATGTATTTATTTCATCCAAATTTACCAAGGCCATTAATAATGTTATTAATTCCTTTGTTAGCTAGATTTTTTACTCCGTTAATATCTACATTAATTGCTTGGTTAGCTAAAGATCCTAATCCTAAATTGTTACTTAATGTACCAGATACAGATGCAAGATAATCTTTAGCGGTTTGTATATTAAGAGCCGACGACAAATTTGAAAAATCAGGCAAATCATAATTTGGCGGGGTAATCAAAGGACTTCCAATTACTCTAACAGACGCTGCGTCTATAGTCAAACGATTAACTGTATTTGTAAATGCTCCCGCTACTTGTGTTCCGCCATTGCCACCAAATACTTTTCCCAAATCACCAAATGCTGAACCAAAAGATGAACTTATACCCAATGAATTCATAGCACTACCTATTCCTCCTGATATGGAATCTAAACTTAACCCACCAGACAAATTGTTTACAGCTCCGGTAATAGCAGAGTTTACATCGCCGCTAATAGTATTAATTTGTCCAGTAATGTCATTTACAGCAGATCCTATACTGGTATTAATATTGTTTAATGTACTAGATAACGCTCCATTTAAATTTTGAGATAATTGGTCACTGGCATTTGCCCATAAATTTGTAGCCTCAGTTCCAAATTTACTTGCTACTCCAATCAATGAACTTACATCACTGGTTACTGTTTTAGATATTGCGTTTATAGTTTCTGGAATCAGTGTTGATACCGAAGAAACTTGATTTACTGTGTTTGTCAACAGAGATGATGCTCCAGAAAATGTTGACTGTAACTGATTGGACACGTTAGCTATTGCTGTTTGAGCAAAATTAACAGCACCCGTTGATAAACTATTCAATCCTTGACTATAAACAGCTTTAGCGGCATCTCCTAAACTGTTAATATTTGTTGGAATATCTCCTAACTGTATAGAAGCCAATGCTTTGTTAATACCATCTAAGTATACAGGATCTCCCAATGTACTGGTAGTATTTTTTAATAGTAAATTATTCGAATCAAGTGTGCTAGGAATAGCCGTAAACAAACTTAATGGGGTTACAGAAGCTAATGTTCCGTCATTAGTATAAACTTGACTTTTAGCAACACTAGGAGTTGTTACAGAAGCCACAGGCGGTATTATAGTACCAGTATCAACTAATTGATTATAACTTTGTTTCATTAAGGAGTACTGAATTTTTGTTTGTAATCCTTCGTTATTTAAAATATTATTAACATTAGTAACTCCGTTTAAACCAGTCCACGGCACAGGAGAATTCATAAATGACACAAAATTATCAGGATTTTGATTAGTATTTTTGTTAACTGGACAATATCGTGCTGGGTATCCAGGTTTGATATAACCAGCACGTTCTAATTGAACGGCGTTAAAGCCATATTTACCAACACCATTTTCTTGAGTAATAACGTTGGCAGCTTGATTAACATCAGTAGCTATCTGAGCCATTGCTCCTTGAACTTGCGATGATGTTAAATTTCCAATTGGCGGCATGGGAGGAATAAACACACCTTGTGTTGGATTACTAATAACTTGAATAAAATCTGCTTGGTTTATAGGATTAACAACAGGCGTATTTGATAATGTTGTAGGTATAGGAGCTACTATAGGTAAGTTTGCTATTACTGCCAATAGTGTTTTATCATCAACTCCCGCAGTACCTCTTTGTAATCTAGTAATTCCAAATTTTTGAAAAGTTTCAACCGGATGCGTAAGTGTATCGCCAACTTTATATCCAACAAAGGTACCGGCAGCTACTTGTTCATAAAAAATTTTATCGGCAGCAGCCTTAGTTGTACCAGCAGGAGCATTTAAAGTAAAAACATCACCGGAAGGAAGAGTATATGTAAATTTTGCCATTATTGACTAGTTGAACCTTGTTCAGATAATACTTGCGAAGCAGTAGAAGCTGCCGTTTGTAAGGCACTAGTAACGGCATTGCCAGTTTGTGTTATGGAAAAACCTGGTGGTATCGCAGGAGCACTAGGAGGTACACTGTTTGTTCCATCAGATAAGGACACGTTAACTTTAGTTCCTTGATTATGATAAGGCCAAGGTTCGTGTGTTGGGGCTCTTGTAACAACACTTTGAAGTTTTGTTGCAGATACTTGCCAGCCCGTTGATGTATTAAAATCAGCATCAGGCATCAAGTAAGTAGTAAGACCTTTGGGAGTTTGTAGTGATCCTGTAACCCCAGAAGATGTTCCAGAATTTAAATCGATACCTGTGCCATCAAAACTTAAACTGCCGCCGGCAGTCCAAGCTCCGTCATTACTTTTCAACGCTAAAGCTCCTCCTGTATTGACACCTATACTTGTTTGTCCATATAATTCTAATTCTTGCTTAGATATTATAGCAAAATTTTGATTGCTTTGTATTATTGTATCAAGATTACTTAATATAGACAAATTACCGCCAGCATTGATATTAATGTCTTGATCGGCATGAAGATTCAATGTTCCTCTAGTTCTTAAATTAACACTGTTAGTAGTAAAAATATCTAATGTACCTTCTTGTCCCAATTCAATCCAAGCCTGTCCATTGGCATGAGCTATATATAAACACTTTCCATCGTCACTCATTGTAATTTGATGACCCAATGCAGTACGAATACGAATTAATTGATTAGAACCATTAATATCTCCGTCATCCATTACAAAACTATGCCCACCACGACGACCAACTACTGCTGTTTGTGCTGCCGTTACGTTACCTGACTCTATTTGTTTAACCGCAGTACTGTCTTGTAACCCTCCGGCGTATATTGGTCTACCAGGAGTTGAAATGCCGTGAGCACTACTAGGACTTTCTCGTTGACTAGAACTAGTCACTGATCCGCGAATAGGATCATTAACTAATCCCTGTTGGAATAACGCACTGGCAACATAACTATGAACTGGTTTAGTTTGATTAAAAAATTGTGGATTCTCTACAATTTGAGTATTTTCCGGAGCGTTATTAATTTCAACAACAGGCAATTGTGTTGATTTATTAAAATAAGCAGTCTGATCTTTATTTTGTGGCGCAAACTGTGTAGCGGCTCCTATAGTAGGAGTCATATGATTCATGCCTTGCTCTTGTATACATCCTATATAGTAACCACCGTTGGGATCTCCTGCTACTAAAAAACACAAAACTTTAACTCCAATGTCAGGTACTTGAAAACTCATACCATAACTTTGTTGATTGCTAGTTGAACCATATGTTCCCACACCAGCACTTGTGCTTGACTTAGGAGTTGCTCCAGCATAAGGACTTACATAACTCATAGTACGCCAAGAACTTGGTGAACTTTTGTTTCCTGCGGCAAACTGTTTTATATAGACTTGTATTCTGCCACTACGTGTTGGATCTATATTGTTCATTACTTCTCCAACATAAGGCCCAAATTCTGTAGGCATTCCGCCAGCATCAAATTTATAATTTTCTGAACGACCGGTGCTTCTTACTATATTTTCTGCCATTTTAGTATCCTATAATTAGTTTTCAGATGAATCGTCTCCGGGTGCCATTGTTTGCGGTTGTTGATTAGTTTGCAAACTATCTGATATTGAATTCAAAGATAAACCTCCGCCTCCGTTAAAAGTAAAAGGATTATCAGGGTTGGCAATACTAGCAGGTACAGATACTACTTCGCCATTAGAACTCACTGGATCTGCCGGAGCTGCTGGTTGTGTTATGGGATTACTTATAAATCCACTATTTGGACTAACAGCTGGACTAGGACTTTGTGATGTTAACCCACCAGTTGCGTTCCAGCCTAACCCATTATTGGTTAAAACATCACTGTTTATAATTGAAGATCTCACAGCGCCTGTTAAAGGCCCAGAAAATGTAAATGGATTATTTGGATTTATAATAGATTTAAGATCTTGACGTTTATTATTTTTAAGACTTTGGCTTTCACTAGCTTTTCTAGCGTTTTCCTGTAGCTGGTCTCTTGCCAAAGCATAATTGTCTTGATAAATTATACCCTCGAGTTCTTGTTCAAATTTTCCCTGCCTAAAAGAACTTATAATTTTTTTTCCTGTATAAAGCAATCGTGCTTGCGGTTGAAGTAAATCTGGAATACCGTTAGTAATATATTGAGCGTTGGTATCGACTAGTCCTGTATCAAAATTATAATCAGCTGGTCGATTGAATACAATACCAAAGAATACTTGACCTGTTTCTGTATTGATAGATCCATCTTCATAAAATGGCGTATAATTAAAATTTTCAGCAGATATCGAATTAGTTAATTCTCCTTGAAGTATCAAGCCAGGATCACCGACAATTTTTAATCTTACTTCTCCCTTGTTTGTTACAGAATATAACCAGTCGGCAGCACTTGCTCCAATTAAGCCTGCTCCGTCGGGCGCATATTGACTA